CAACAACGAATGCGAAGGGATGTGTGGGGTATGAGGATCAGGAGAGATGGACCAACAAGAGAAGTGTCCGTACTGCGGGCACGTTATTATTGACCCATTGGTTGAGGCGGCGGCATTAGCGCAGAGGCGGGCGGATCACGCGGCGTATGTGAAGGCTTGGCGGGCGAAGAAGAAAGAGCAGAGGGCTCGGAGGGAAAAGAGGTCATGACCGACAAGAGCTACGCGGACGAGCCGCAGAGTGTGAGCGAGTTGCGCGCGACGCGGGAACATGACGGATCGAAGTGGACGCCGAGCCACATGACGACCATCGGGATGTTGTGTTGTGCTTTGAACCGAATGATGAACCGGCGATGAGCGAGCTGGTCGCGCGCCTACGAGACATAGAGCGAGCAGCGCAGTGGGATGGTCGTGAATACGATTCCTCTGTAATCCACAAAGCGGCCGCCGAGATCGAGCGGTTGCAGTCTCTGGCGCTCACTGACTATAAAATATCCCAGATACTTAATGCTGGCATTGCAGCCGAACGCGAAGCGTGCGCGAAGATTGTGGAAGAGTGGCCACCAAACGTATCCGATGATATCGCCGCCGCCATTCGCGCCCGCAGTTCAGAGAAGCCCAAACCGGAGAAAGGGATTGTTTGATGAATCCACTGTGCATCTACCACGGGAATTGTGCGGACGGGTTTGGGGCCGCGTGGGTAGTGCGTCGGTACTTTGCTGGCATGGTAGATTTTCATGCAGGCGTTTACGGCAATCCGCCGCCTGATTGTTCCCGGCGCGACGTGATTATGGTGGATTTCTCGTACAAGCGCGCAGTGATTGACGAGATTGCGAACGCTGCATCGACGGTTCTGATTTTGGATCATCATAAGACCGCCGCTGAAGATTTGGCGCCGTTTCCTTCCTGGCATGGACCGTACAATCCTTCCGCGATGTTGGATTATCAGCGCGAGAACAACGCGCCCATTTCGGTACATGCCATCTTTGACATGGAACGGTCGGGTGCTGGATTGACGTGGGATTTCTTCTTCTCAACAGAACAGCGACCGAAGTTGATCGATCATATTGAGGACCGGGATCTTTGGCGGTTCAAGCTGCCGTTTACGCGCGAGATCCAAGCGGCGGTCTTTTCAGAAGCCTATGACTTCGGCAAATGGGATTTTCTGATGACGGCTCCGGTCGAGCATTTGATTGCTGAGGGTGTCGCGATAGAGCGCAAGCACCATAAGGATGTCGCCGAACTGGTCGGTGTGTGCAAACGGCGCATGAAGATCGGTGGACAGATCGTGTGGGGCGCGAGCTTGCCGTATACGCTGACGAGCGATGCAGGCAACATGATGGCCGCCGATGGCGAACCGTTCGCGGCGTGCTACTGGGACACGCCAGAAGGCCGGGTGTTCTCTTTGCGCTCGAGGGAGGGCGGAGCGGATGTTTCCGAAATCGCAAAGGCTTACGGCGGCGGTGGACACAAGAATGCGAGCGGCTTCCGTGTTCCGTTGAACCAAATCCAACAATTTGAGGTGACATCATGAGACTTTGGACCTTGCACATGTTTCTGAGTGGTGGTCAGGCGGTTGCGCTGACGTTCAAGACTGGGGAGGCGATGGAGCGGGAGCACGCGAAGCTGTGGGTTGAAGGGGAGCCGAAACCTGTGGGCGGAGTTCATTTGATAAGCGCCGCCGCTCAGGCATATTCGGCCGCGCATTTAGTGGATGACTTTGGTGGCTCGTTCTCGGTCCGGTTGAAGGATCTGAGCGGGTCGTTGATGACGGACGAGGTCGAGGGGTCTGAGGCTGGGATTGAGCGCGGGCTTCTGCAGGCGCGGTCGCAGATGAAGGCACAGCAGCGCGCCTCGCGGGATTCGACGTTGAATGGCGGGGTCATGCCGGCGAGTGGGTTGGCCATCCCGCCGATGGCGAACATCACGCATCCGAGGGGGCGGGGGTGACGAAGGGCTTTCTCGGGCGGCAATGTCCACGATGCAAGGGGACGGGGCGCGAGCCGGGGCAAATGGACGGCGATCGCGAGACGTGCTCCGCCTGTGCGGGCACTGGGGAGGAGTGGGGCGACGTTGAGGACGCTCAGATTCGCATAGAAGAACCTCCGAAGTGAGTGAGATCGTCGTCCTCGCATCCGACCATAATGCAGTGGCCTTGAAGGACCGGCTTCGCGCCGCGCTGTTGGAGGACGGATATTGGGCGATCGACATCGGGCCCTATTCGAACCGCCCGGCGGTGGATTACACGGACTACGCCCGGCAAGCCGCGATGATCGTGGCGCGCGGGGACGCCTCCAAGGCGATACTTTGTTGCGGGACTGGGATTGGCATGAGCGTTGTGGCGAACAAGACGGCGCCGAATGTCCGGGCGGCGCTGGTCCACAACGACGTGACGGCGCGGCTTTCGAGGGAGCACAACGATAGCAACGTCCTCGCGCTGGGCGCATGGATCCGCTCGGACGAGGAGAACGTCGCCGCCGCGCGTGTGTGGTTAACGGAGGGGTTCGGGGAACTGAGGCACGTGCGCCGGGTCGAGAAGATCGCGCCCGAGCCGCGCTCCAAGATTGTCTTCACCAACGGGGTGTTTGATATCGTCCATCAGGGGCACCTCACGCTTCTTAAATGGGCCGCCTCGCTAGGCGAGCGGCTGGTTGTGGGGGTGAACTCGGATACCTCGACACGGCTTCTCAAGGGCCCGGCGCGCCCCATTAATAAGGAGGCTGACCGCAAGGCGGTGCTCGAGGCCCTGCGGTTTGTCGACGAGGTGATCATCTTCAATGAGATCAGCGCGCGGAGTTTGATTGCCGAGATACGTCCGTCGATCGTGGTCAAGGGCGGGGAGTGGCTGGCGGAGGAGGTCCGGGCAAGGGACCTAATTCCGGACGATATCGAGGTCAAGGTGTTCCCGGTGGTCCAGGGGTATTCGACGACGCGGATCGTCGAGCTTGCGAAGGGGCCTTGATGAGTTCCGTCGCCGGCCATCTCGTTCGCATTTACCAGATGATGGCGACCGAGCTTCTGAATACGTGGTCGTCGGGGAATGTGTCGATCCGGGACGCCGATGCCGATAGCATCTATATAAAGCCGTCTGGTGTTCTCCCTGGCGCTCTGCAAGCCAATGACGTTTCCCGGCTCTGGCTCCATAATGGGGTTTGGTTCGGTCTGAAGCCCTCCACCGACACGGCGGACCATCTTTATCTCTACCGCAAGTTTCCAAAGCTGACGTCAATCATTCATACGCATTCACCCTATGCGACGGCGTTCGCGGCCGCCGGGCGCGGGATACCATGCTCGCTGACGGCGATCGCGGACGAGTTCGGGGGCGGCATTCCTTGCGCGCCGTTCGCCCGGATCGGGGGCGAGGAGATCGGCAAGTCGGTCGCGCGCTGGGTCGAGGGCGGTTATCCTGCGGTTCTTCTCGAGCAGCACGGGGTCATGACCTTCGGATATGAGGCGGACCCGCTGGCATCCTCGCTGGCAGCTTTGAAGCGCGCCGTGATGCTGGAGGACTGCGCCAAGACCGTATGGCTAGCGCAAACCCTTTCTGGTACAACCATGCTTCGATCCTTGCCCCAGGCCGAGATCGATGCGGCGCATGAGCGGTATCGGACGAGCTACGGGCAGGGAGGGACGGACGCAGCCAAAAAGGTGAGCTAACATGGCGGACTTCGGGCAGGCGAAAAACCTCGTATCCAATACGATTACGCTTAATCTCCCCGCAGGCTGCCAGTATTGGTTTATCCATAACCAGGATATCGCCCCCCTTCAGATCACGGCCCCGGGCTTGGTCGGCGGTCCGTGCCTCAAGGAAGCCGGATCGGCCGGATCCTCGGGCGAGTGGATCGACAGCTTCAGATTTCCCTTCTTTCCAGCCAGCTTCACCCTGACCAGCGCCGGCGCGAGCCCGGTGTCGACCGGACAGTTCGGCGCATGGGCGTCTACGGCGGTCCCACAGAGACCGTAAGATGACCTTCGGAAAACAGTACTTCCCGCTTCGCACGCTCAAGCACCGGAACTATTTCTCCGGCGCTCGGTCTCAGGCAGTTGCCGCAGCAGCTCCCGTAGGCAACGCTTTCTTGGAATTGGCGAACGGAACGGATTTCCTATTGCTCGCGAACGCGACAGACAAGTTGCAGCTCGCCGGAGGGTAAAACATGACTAGTAAGATTCTCTCGGGTTGCACGGCAATTCCAGCCGTTCTCGTTTCCTCTCTCTTCTATGCGACAGACGGACCTTCCAGCACCACGGATTACAAGGTAACCGGCACACAACTCGCCGCGTTCATCAATGCTTCTCCCGTCATCACCGGGCACGCGACGATCGAAGGCGTCACGATTACAGGCGCCACAGGAACTGGCAATCTTGTATTCGCCACTGCGCCGACACTAACGACACCAATACTTGGCGCGGCGACTGCGACCAGCATCAATAAAGTTGCGATTACTGCGCCTGCCACTAGCGCAACGCTGACCATCGCGGATGGCAAAACACTTACAGTTTCCAATATCTTGACGCTTGCCGGAACCGATTCAACAACGATGACGTTCCCGACGACTAGTGCGACAATCGCTCGGACGGATGCGGCGCAGACGTTTACCGGGGCGCAGACTTTTAGTACAGCCATTGCTGTGGGATCTGGCGGCACAGGCGCAGCCACTCTCACGGCTCACGGTGTTCTTCTTGGCGAAGGCACGTCTGCTGTTGCTGCGACAGGTGCAGGCACGGCGGGACAGATTCTCAAGAGCGGTGGCGCTTCTGCTGACCCTGCGTTCGCGGACAATGTAGCGGCGATTACTTTTGTCATCGATGGTGGTGGCTCGGTACTCACAACCGGGGTGAAGGGCGATCTTTATATACCGTTTGCTTGTACGATCACCGCTGCCACGCTTCTAGCGGATCAGTCCGGATCTGTTGTGGTGAACATATGGAAGGTTGCACTGGCAAGCTATCCATCTACAGTTACCAATAAGATCACTGCCTCTGCTCCACCAACTCTCAGTTCAGCAGATCATGGGCAAACGACATTGACGGGATGGACAACAGCAATAGCTGCTGGTGACACGCTTCGTTTTAATGTCGACAGTATAACTACGATTACGCGCGTGACGTTAGTTCTGACGGTAACGAAGTCATAAGCCATGGAATGGGTCAGCGGAAACATTCTCATACGTCCGAACAAGCTCAGGAAGGCTGGCGACAAGGTTGACGGTCACAAACACAATTTCGATCACACTTCCATCGTGTTCTCTGGGTCAGTGAGCGTGAGGGCTAAATTGTCAAATGGACAGATCGTAGAGAGAAAATTCGGAGATGGACCAGACTGCTTTGGTCGGCATTTCCTGGTGAAGGCGGACGTGGAGCATGAAATTACAGCACTAGTAGACTACACGGAATTTTGGTGTATTTACTCGCATCGCACTCCACAAGGGGACATAACTCAAGTCTTCACTGGATGGAACGATCCCTATGTGTGAACTTCTCGTTCGGGTAACCGACAAGATCAATCCCAATCTCTACGCGAACTGCCAATGCACTAAGCGGGGGGACATTATCGTGGCATGTCCTGACAATTGGAATTGGGGAGTTGATGAGAAAACTTTGCCTTTCTACCGCATCTTGAAATTACCTAATGTCACGCTTGCCCAGGCCGCCCCATACCTCGCTCCAGAGCCGCCTGTTGATCCGCTCAATCCATCGAAAACCTTACAGAAGCGTGTTTTCTCTCTTAATCTTGCGCACGTAACTTTGCCCGCAGCGTTAAAGACTTTCATTGCCGATGATACCAGGGCAAGTCCATCATACACGTTCAACGCAACTGCGGCGCAGATAGCTGCTGTCGTTGTGACGAAAGCGCCAATCGCTGATCCAGGAGTGATTGGCTGATGGGCACGATTACGAAAGCAATTGGAACAGCAGTAGGCTCGGTAGGAACGGGTACGGTCACCGCCGCCGCATCTACTGCCGTTGTCGGAGTCGGAACTCTCTTCAATACGGAGATGAAGGATGGCAGTGGATATCCGCTGACCTTCCAAGTGTCTGGCACGCTCTACAATGTCGCAAGCATTACCGACGATACGCACCTTACCCTTACCGTAGCCGCCACGTTCACAGGTTCCGCATACACGAGAGGATCAAGAAACTATTCAACTGTGCAGGCGTGGGAGGACGCGCTTCCTGCCAATCTGGTGACGGACGGAAATTCCCAAGTCGGCCAGTGCTACAACGACAGTGAGTTTCTCGGAACGACAGCCCGTCTTGTAATCAGTGGAGAAACAACCGATTCGACCCATACGATTACGTTGAACTGTGGAACCGGGCAAAGTTTCCGGGATAATGCGAACGCTCAAACGAACGCGCTGCGCTACAATCAATCGAACGGTGTTGGGATAAGAAGTAGCGCCAGCAATTCAATATGCGTGACCGTATCGGCTAACTACGTGACACTCGATGGCTTGCAAATTAGCGGCGGCGATATGGGGCTGTCCATCGGGGGAACAAACACCGTCGTACAAAATTGCATCGTTGAGTCCTTATGCCAATATTCCGGTCCTAATGTCATAGAGATAAATAGCAATCCAACAAAGATTATCAATTCTTTGGCGATAATGCGGAAAGCTGGGTTCAATGGAATTAATAATGGTGCAGGCTCCGGCACGTCCACTTTGGCAAACTTAACGGTTGTTAAGCCAACTGATTTTACAGCGAACAATTCAGCGATTTCCACAACAACCGGCGGGACAACTAACGTAACCAACTGTGCAGGATTTGGGTTTGGAAGCTTTAGTTCCGGCTCTGGGACTTTCACTGGAAGCAATAATTGCTCCGATAAGACGATAGGCTTCGGCACGTCCAATCAAGCAAGCAAAACTTACGCTAATCAATTTGTGAATACGACCGATGCGACACGGGACTACCGCATTAAGACTGGTGCCGATTGTGTCGATACAGGCGCAACCGATACGACGGATATTCCGTCTGCTACCGATATTGTAAAGACATCAAGGCCTCAAGGAAGCGCGTGGGATGTTGGAGCCTGGGAGTTGGTTCAGGCGGCTGCTGGATTTGCCCATAGCTTCGGGACCGTGTTCGGGTGAGCTAGATGGGATATCGGCCTCGACCCAGGGTAGGACCAGCCGGACCAGCCGGACCAGCCGGAACATTCAATGGGATGCTGTCAGTCGAATCTTACGGTCTCATAGCAGATGGTTCATCTCATCCGTTAAGCTCAATGTATGGCTCTCTTGCAGCGGCGCAGGCTGTCTATCCTTTCGCTACGGCACTGACGCAAGAAATAGATTTTTGCGCTTGTAAGGCGGCGTCCAATGCAGCGTTTGGAGCAGATGGAGTTGAGCACGGATCGTCCTCTTATCTGAACAAAAAACTATTCTTGCCAAATGGCCGATATCAGTTTGGCAACGATACGTGGCTCATTCGCAACTTAGTTTCCGGCGTGATCGAGGGTGCCGGAATGCTCGCCACAACTATTTATGGCAACGTTACTTCGCTCGCATTTGATGGGCTGTGGTATTCGGAGCTGGCAAACTTTTCTATCGAGTTGCAGCAATCGAACGCAACTGTTGCCCTGGATGTCGATGGAAATGTACCGGGACATCCATATTCAACGCGAGGTGTGCAAGGGAACAATTTACGAAATCTTTTGGTCAACGGTGGTGGATCGACCTACGCTGTTGCACTTACCAGACAGGGTGGAAGCAGCGCGCAAGGATCAGAATGTGTCTATACGAATCTGCATCTGGCTAACGCCTCATACGCTTGTTATTACCAAAACGGCTTCAACAATGTCGCCAATACATTTTATGGCGGTGACATCCAGAACTACCCGATGCATGGTGTTTATGCTGTTGGTGGGACCGTGCATGTCATCGCAACTAGCTTTGAGTCAACGACTGGATATACGCAGATTCTCAATGATGGATACGACATCAGGGTCGGCGATGCTGGATCGTACAATTTCTGTCTCATTCATGGCTCAAGAACCGAATCTATGAGGTTCCTTTATGCAGGTGCCGGGACTCTTGTCGATGTAAGAGGCATCAGCAGTAACAATGCTACTAGTGGGTGGGCTGCGGGCACTTCGTACCCACTTCATTCTGGCATTGTGGAGGGGGCGAGCCTTTTTTCCCTTCGCTTATTTGTCGCGACTACCGGGGGAACCTCTGGAGGTTCAAAACCTAACTTTCCTGCTGTCGCTACAGGCGGGACGGTTTCTGACAACGGCATTGTGTGGACAGAAACAGAATTCAATTTCATGAACGTGGCAACCGGAAGTGTTGATCGTGAATCGGTTCATATTCTTGGTCCTGGAAATCTGAAAATTCCAGAAAGATACGTGACGTTTACCTCTGACTCGACAGCTGCGGACGTTTATTTAGACGACAGTACAGAGTTCGCCGCTATTGATACGACAAACGGACACAGGGATGTCTATCTTCCGGTGCATGTGGAGGATGGCAGAAAAATAACAATTAAGAAAACAGACACAAGCGCAAATACCGTGCTTGTCCGGAGTTTGAACTACACCATCGAAAGTGGTACTACCGTCATACCAGGTGGGGCTTTAGGATCGGTAACTTTTCAGCTGCTTGAACCAAACCTTGCTTCAAATCCTTATTGGTTGTTGGTTGGCAAGATCTGATGCCAACCTTCGGCGCAGCGACAAATCTTATAGCGAACACGATCACGCTGACGCTGCCGAGAGGAACTGTAAAATATTGGTATCTTCAGAACCAGGATACAGCGCCACTCTTGGTGACTTTCCCTGTCGGGAGCGGGTTTGGTCCCGTGGCGCTCGACCCTGCAACAGTCACGGGAGGGGCTGGAGATTGGCTGGATTCGATAGGATTTCCGTGGCCTGGAGGCGGAACTAATAAATTCTCTGGGCTTACTGTCGTTCTCACGAGCACGATCGCAACAGCGCAGTTCGGATCTGGTGTGTCTATCTATGATGAACCTATCAACATTTACCCCGTTAACCTGCCCTATGGGTACTAAGAGGGATTGATCAATTATGCTTATTGACTTTCAGAAACCTATTCTCGATCTCAAAAGTGAGCCGCTCAAGATGGCGGAACAGCCATTCCTCCTGTTGAACGCCTGTCAAGAAGCGCTGATCGCGCAATTCCAGGACGAAACGCAACTTCCGGCCGCCGATAAGGTCAAGCGGTTCGCGCTCGCAATGAAGATCGACAACAAGCTCCCGATCGATATCACGATCGAAGAAGCGGCCGAGATTAAGAAGCTCGTCGGCAAGCTCTATAACAACCTAGTTGTCGGCAGGGTGTTCGAAATTTTTGATGCGGCAGCCGCATCGCCATGTTAAAAAGCGTGACGGTTTTCCCGAAGAGGTAAAAGGTATGGGCGCTGGCGTCACACCCGTAAAACTGGCGTCCCTCAAGGGGCGCCAAGAAACCACGATCACGTCGTCGACGGCTGCGACATCGATCATCCCTGCGGGCGCGGCCGGGGTGTTTAACGATCTCTACGGCGTTCTGCTCTCGAATACGAGCGCGTCCGCATCCGAAGTCACGATCCAGGATGGCTCTGGAACCGACCAACCCATCCTCATTAACGTTCCGGCCGGCGACACTCGCGGCTTCGTCTGGCCCTCGTCTGACGCGCAACCACAGACCACAGCGGCAACCGCTTGGACGGCCACCTGCGGGACGTCGGTCGCGTCAATGAAGGTCACCGCGCTCTATACGAAGCGCATCGGGCTCGAGTGATAAGCCTTTAATTCTCTCCGGGAATGTGACAAAGTCGCGTTCGAGAGAGCTTGAGCACTCCAGACAATGACAGCACTGACCGATCGCCTGCGGGATTACTTCGCCTCGCAGAAGATCCTTCTGATCGGCGATACCATCCTTGACGTACAGACCTTCGTGGAGCCGATCAAACCGGCTGAAGGATCTCCGTTGACACCCAATTATTGTGTCGTGCATGAAGCGCGGTCGCTGGGCGGCGCGGGGCTAGTTTACCGAAACCTCGTCGCGCTCGGAAACCTTCCGACCTTCTACAACGATAGCGTCGGCTGGACTGGAGCGGGCGAGCCGACGACGAAAAAGCAGCGTATTTGGTGCGATGGCAAGAAGATCCTCCAACTCGACACCTTCGGGCCGGGAATCGAGGAGCCGATCTGGGAAGAATACCTCGACGAAGGCATCTCGCAAGCCGACAAGGTTGTGGTAGCCGATTACCGCCATGGCCTTCTGACGCCGGAACGGATCGCGGATATCGTGGGATATTGCCAGCACTTCGACAAGCCGCTCTATGTCGCCTCTCAGGTCAGCCAGAGCGTCAGCAATCATATTCTCTATCGATCGGACAAAACGATCTTTGTTCTGAACGAGACGGAAGCGGGCGCTACTGGACCTTTACCAGAGAAGCATGTTGTCACGCTCGGTGCACGCGGTTGCTTCTTTAGATCAAAGTTAGAGGGGTGCAGTCAGATGCACTATGAGATGCGCGGCATCACGGTCGATTGTGTCGACTCGACCGGAGCGGGCGACGCCTTCCTCGCCGCGTTTTGCCTCATGTCGCTTGACGATCCTTCCCTCGCGCTGCGCGTTGCAAACACTTGGGCTGGCCTTTCTACCAAGAACATCGGCGCTGACCCGCCGAACCCCGACGAATTCTGGAAAATGCTGGAGGCGTGGTGATGGCAGGCTTACCGTTTCTGTTTCCAAAGGTCGAAAAGATGGACACGTATTGGGGGTCTATCGATACGGTCCGAGCATCAACTGGCCTCGCTCTCAAGCGCATGAGCATGATGCCGGGACTCCAAAGCAGCATGGAGCATCACGTCATCAAACGAGAAGTGTATTTTGTCGTTGAAGGAAGTTTGCAGATCAACTTTCTCAAAGGACGCGGCGTGCGAGATACCTTAGTGCTTGATGCAGGAAGCGCGATCGAAATTCCCCCAGGGGTCGATCATCAGAGGATTGCACGAACCAAGTGCGTTATTTGGGAAGCCGCTAGTTACGACGATGAATCGGATACCTACTTTGTGGAGGACGGACGGCTTTGAGAATTTTTATCGACTCGGCAAACATCGAAACCATTCGCTCAGCCATCACACGAGGGTTGGTGAGCGGCTGCACGATCAATCCGAGCTTACTTGCCAAAGAACCGAAGACAACCGCCATCGGCCATGTCGTCGCGCTTTTAGAAGCTGTTCCGACGCTGGAAGAACTTCACATCCAGGTGCCAACGGCGCTCGAATTCATGGCGTTGCGCAAAGAGATCAAATCCCTTCGTCACCACATCATCGCCAAGGCCCCGGTCAACCGGCCGCAGCTTCTGAAGGACATGCTTGTGACGAGATGTCCGGTGAACGCTACCTGCGTCTTTACTGAGGCGCAGGCGATCGCAGCCGCTGCGATGGGTGCTCGCTTTGTCTCCTTCTTCTGGGGCCGGATGCTCGATGCGAAGCTGGATCCCGCTAACGTGGTCAAGCGCACACGGGCTGTTTTTGAAAGACAGGGCATAAGAACTTCAATTGTCGCCGGGTCTCTCAGGAATCCCGAAGCTGTAGTCCGCGCCTTCGACAGCGGCGCCGACATCGCCACCACATCGCTCAGCGTGATCGAGAAGATGTTCGAGGATGAGGACTCGGAAAAGTCGCTCAAGGGATTCGAGGACGATTACGCGGCGTGGATGTCGCAATGAACGCCCCGGAAACGATGCTTGATCAGGCGTCTCCAGGGGCGGAGTTCTTCACCCTCGCCCTGACCGCCATCGAACTCAAGAATGCCGACAGCGCCTATCAATACCTCGTCGCTTGCCTCAAGGCCGACCAGCAGCACGCAGGCGCATGGTTTCACCTCTCGGATATCCTGTTCAACTCCAAGAAGCACGATGCCGCACTGCACGCTATTCGGCGGGCTTACCAGCTCCATCCAGGCGATCCCAGGGTGATGACCAATCTCGGCTGGTATTCCCATGTTGTCGGTGACAACGACACGGCCATGGCGTGCCTGAAGCGGGTTGTCGAACTCGCCCCCGAACTCCCCTTGGGATGGTCCAATCTCTCGCAGGTCGAAATCACCATGGGAGACCTCAAGGAAGGCTTACGGCACGCCCAGCGCGGCGTCGACCTGGGGCTCGGGGAGCCCCGGTTCTCGATGTGTCTGGCGTTCGCGCACCTCTACAACGGCAATCTGAGGGAGGGCCTTGAGCACTACCGGGCCCGCTTTCCCTTCAAGCTCCCCATGCTGCAGAACTATCCCTATCCCACCTGGAAGGGCGAGCACGTCGGGACGCTGTTTATCCAGGCCGAACAAGGTATTGGCGATACGATCTCGATGCTGCGGTTCATCCCCGAAGCCGCGCGCCGGGTCGATCGGGTGATGTTCTTCACGAACCGGGAACTATTCTCGCTGTGTCAGGATTGGTTACCCGAAAATGTCACAGTGTTCCCCATCCCTCAGCATCTCCCGAAGGCCGATGCCTGGACGGCGATGATGTCCCTACCCCTCTCGCTTGGGCTCGAGCACAGCGATCTTGAGCGTTTTAGCGCGCCGTATATCTCGGGCTATTACAACGGGGATGGATATCCGGAGAAACCCTACAAGGTGAACCCCGCCCTCAAGCGGGTCGCCATGTGCTGGTCCGGCAGCGGAGCTAACGATCTCGACTATTGGCGCTCCATGCCCCTCAAGGACATGATGGCGCTGACCCATCTTCCGAACACCACTCTCCACGCCGTTCAGGTGGGCCCGCGCGCCGCCGATATCACGGAATTGGGCCTGCACGGCATTGTCGAGGACATGACCCCCTGGATCAGCGATATGCGGGACACCGTGAGGATCCTTCAGGGGATGGACCTGACGGTCACCGTCGACACGTCCGTCGCTCACCTCGCCGGCGCCATGGGGATACCCGCCATCGTCATCCGAAACCGGCGCGCGGGGGATTGGCGCTGGAGCTTCGGGCAGAACAAATTCTGGTATCCCAAAATTCATCACATTGAACGGCAATGGAATGAATCGTGGCCGGACGTCATGGAGCGGGCCGTGAGAAAGGCGGAGCAATGTCTCTTCTGAAGCTCAATTTTGGGGCGGGTCAGAACACAGTCGAGGGGTTTGAACCAGTCGACAAAGAACCAGCCGCGAATCCCAAATGGCTCGTTGACCTTGAGGTATTTCCATGGCCTTGGGCGGACAACAGCGTTGAGTCAGCCGCTTTTATCCATAGTTTGGAACACATGGGGCAATCGCCAACCGTCTTCCTCGGAATAATCAAGGAACTCTATCGGATCTGCACCAACGGCGCCCTGATCTACGTGAACGTGCCGCATCCGAGACATGACTATTTTCTGGGCGACCCAACTCATATTCGTCCGATTCTGCCCGCCACTTTCGAGCTTTTCTCAAAGAAAATGTGTCTTGAAGTTCAGAAGATTAAAGGCGCCAATTCCCCGCTCGCGCTCTATTTAGGTGTCGATTTTGAAATCGTCTCCACCAACCTTGTCCTCGACGAGCGGTTCTCGTACCTTCAGGCGGATCAGAATTGGGACCGGATGGTCGCAACTATGTGTAACGTCGTCAAAGAAATTCAGATGACGTTGAGGGTGATAAAGGAACCGTAGTCATGGGTATAGCGACAATCACGGCCACCAATATTCTGCTGCTGATTTTCAACGCCAGCGCATGGGCGAACTACGCGGACAATGCGGGATCAAGCCCGCAGACCAATATTGGCGTTGCGCTTCATACGGCAGACCCCACGCCATCCGGAGACGCGACATCGAACGAGATGGCGAACGCCAACAACGCGAACGGATACCAGCCCTACACGCGCGTAAACGTCGCAAGGAGCAGCGGCGGGTGGACGGTGACGAACAACGTTGTAGTCCCGGTGACCGCCATCAGTTTCCCAGCGGGAACGGCCGGCAGCGGAGTGGCGAAGTTTTTCTCGCTTTCAAAGTCGAATGCGAATCCGCCAACTGGGGCTCAACCAATTCTCTTTTCTGGCACGGTGACCCCAAACATTTCGTGTGGGAATTCGGTTACTCCACGGCTCACAACTGCTACTTCCGTCACTATGACGTGATGTCCCATGAGCGAGTTCCGCCGCTGCCTCTTGGAACTCGATATTGCCGGTGCGCGCAAGCTCTGGTCAGAAACGAATCCCGACTTCTACCAGCCAAAAAACGACCAAGAAATTCTGATTATGCTCCATCACGCGCGGACGCAAGCTGATAGCGTTCCTATGGCGAAGCGTCTCTATTCGCACGATTGGCTGGTTGAGCGCGCGTTGCCATCGGGGTTGCCGGATGAGCTGAAGCCCTCCAAGGAGCGTGTGCACTCAACGATCGTCACTGCCGTTGGCATATCGGTTTCGCCGACAACCCCCGATCATGCACCTCTGGCTGCGGCGCTTGAGAAGGCTATGGCGGATGCCGTAAACGATTGTTACGCATCAGGAATGACCGATCCTGTCTTTGTGCGATCCCGCATGGAAGAGGCGCGTAGCAGGACGATGAAGGCATTGATGGGATGAGTCGGGCTTACGTCGCAGAAGGGGACAGCATCACATCCGATACGAGCGGTATTGGCGGAGTTACCCCATATCCGGACCGCTATCTTTCATTTGCTTCACCCACAATCAACACTTTCGTCAACAACGCAGTGGGTGGCTCTGCCCTCGCGAATATGAACCTTCGGGCGGCTACGCTTGACGCGATGCTGCCGCTTGGAACCGTTAATATTCTCAGCGTGTTGGTTGGTGCGAACGACAGCATAGGCGGGTCAAGCCTCTACGCAACTGCGGCCATATACGCGGCGGCCGTCGCTTCATACCTCGATGCGAGGCGCGCGGCTGGCTGGAAGGTGGTGCTGTGCTCGATCACTCCGATCGATCCGGGAACGAATCCAACCTTCAATAGCACCCTCAAGGATCCGGTAAACATCATTTACCGCTCATGGGCTCCTGGCCTTCACTACGACGGATTCGCTGACTTTGGCGCGGACGCCATCATGGGGGACGACACGTCCTTCACCGATTTTCCGGCCTACTGGCACGACGGCATACATCCGAACAATCTGGGTCAGACGCGCCTTGAGACGATCATCCGCCCGGTCCTGAACTCGATCGCTGTTTCGACGGCAGTTGGCGCTGCATTGTCACAGAGCAACGTAGATGGCGAAAGTCTGCCAATTATTGCGCACCAGGGCGCGCAATTCGTGGTCTTATCCTTCTGATGTAGGGGCTTTGAAAACCTCATGCCGACACAGACATTTACGACCCCAGGCCCTGGCAGCTTCAATTTTGCCGGCACGATCACCCAGGTTGAATGCTGGGGCGCTGGTGCGAGCGGTGGCGCCTCGGCCGGGTCCGCAAACGGCGCGAGTGGTGCTGGGGGCGGCGCATATTCAAAAACGACTGGGCTGAGCTTAACCGGGCTTCTCAATTTCATCGTTGGTGCTGGTGGTGTTGGCGTTCATGCCGGTATCAATCAGGCTGTCAATGGTAACGACGGGGGCGATACGACATTCAACGTCACGACTTGTGGGGCTAGCGGCGGCAAGGCCGGTTCTGCAGTGGTGAACACAACTGGAGCTGTACTTGGTGGCTTGGGTGGAACGGTCTTAAATGGAGTCGGGTTCCCTGGCGGGCGCGGTGGAAACAATCCTGATGTGGTCGCCAATGGGCAAAGTGCGGGCGGTGCCGGTGGTGCGGGTGGACCCGATGGGGCAGGAAAACAAGGCGTCGACGTTACTGCCCCACACCAAGGAACCAATGGTGGTGATGGAGATAATTCTAGCGGTGGCGTTGGCGGCATCGGCACCCCTCCTGGAACGCCTCCCGTTGATGCTGGTGGGGTAGGGGGAAGCGATCCTAAAGGCGGCGCTGGCGGCGGCGCGTGCGGATACGATGCTGCTGAATTACACGGTGGCGCGGGCGGCACCCCAGGAGGTGCCGGCGCTGGTGCTGCTTCCTTCGGTAGTAGCGGCGCAGAAACGGCATATTCTGGTGCAGGAGCGCCAGGGAAGATCGTGGTAACGTACACGATAGGTCCGTTTAATCCCGCGTGGGCGGCGGAGTCGACCTCGATGGTCGGTGGCGTATTCTTCTAAAGCGCCTAGAGCGCAGGAGGCGTGTCATCTTTAGGAAATCCACAGCCGGTCAGTTCATCCATTTCCAAGGCATTGACTCCTCGAGCGGAGGCCCCAAAACCGGCGTGAGTTGGACGGTCCGGCGCTGCATCGATGGAACGTTTACAGCAGGCGGCGGGACCGTGACCGAGGATACCGGCTTGGGTTGGTACAAGTATGCCATGAGCGCTGGAGACACTGCCGGTAACGATATTGGGTTCAACTTCACCGGCACCGGCGCTATCCCTCAGACGGTGAATATCATCACGACCGCTTGCGATCCAACCGCCCCGACGAATTTCGGCATCACCGCAATTCCGGCAGTTGCCAGCGGCTCGGCCGGCGCGCTTCCGACGACGGGCACGGGCGCAAATCAAGTGCAGGTGGATGGTAGCGGCGGCGTAACGGTTGGTGCCGCCTATCGGCCGGGCATCCGCAAGAATACGGCTCTGGCCAATTTCGCCGTGCTTATGACGGACTCCACAAACCATGTGCCCGCAACTGGTAACGCTGGGAGCATGAGCGTTACTCGCGCCATCGACGGCGGCGCCTTCAGTGCAGGAACTATTGGCGCTGTAACCGAGATTTCGAGCGGCTGGTATGTGTTTAATCTCGGCGCTGGTGATCTGAACGGGGATATCGTTATGCTCAGAGCCACCGCCTCGGGCTGCGATGACGTGGACATCGAAATCCGGACCTGCCCATAGCACCGAGGTAGCCAACAATGTCAGTTGTTGCGGCTTGGCGCGGCGGGCAGCCTATGACGGGCCGAATCGTCGGCGCTGCCGTCTTCCGAACGCGGGGCCCCGCTGTCGGGTCTGGACAAGGTATAGGCACCGCGTTCTCGATCTCGACCGCCTCTGGCGCGTCTCCTGTACTTCCGGCCCAAGGCTTAGTCATCGCGTCCTACGCCAACATGTCGATCGTTTCGACTTGGCGCGGCGGAGAACTCGCCAAAGGAAGATTGGCGGGCGGGATTGTTTTCCGATCGTTGAATATGCCGCCATCAACATCTGTCGGCGTGGGAACGGCGGTCGCCTTATCAACAGTGCTCGGTGTATCAAATCCGCCTGCCCAGGCTACTCCCAGTGGGAAAAACGTCTTCCTGTCCATGGTTTTCGGTAGTCTACAAATCCAAGCAGAGTTCTTTTCTTTCGGGCCGCCTCAGACCATATTTTCCAACGACGACGGCCTTTCCATGTTTTTGGAGGTTGGAGGACAGATACCGGGAACTTCCAATCTGTCGCTGATGTTTACCCGTCCGGATGGCTCATTCTACACATCTGCCAGTTACAAATTCTATGTTGGACGAGTGCCAGTCCTTGGAGAGAACATCAGGCTTCCCGGGTCCAGCTACGTTGTTTATGTTTTCAATCCCGGAGAACTTGCATATCCTGGCGTGTGGAGTGTTTCTCTACTTAAGGATGGCTTCATACATGCAACCACCGACTTCACCGTTGTGAGCGCATAAAATGCCTCCGCAAATGCGAAATGTGTTTTCGAGCCATGTGCAATCGATCGGGCATGATCCAGAGACATCCGAATTGACCGTTGTCTATAAGAACGGCACGCACACGATTTATGACGGCGTGCCCGAGGACGTGGCAACCAAGATATTCCAGTCAGAGAGCATCGGGTCGGCGCTACACGAGCATGTCAAAGGCCAATATCAGCACAGGTATCTCAAGAAATGAGCCAGCCATCGCGCCCGCTTGACGATCCATCGAAGCCATTTACGGAGATGGCTGCAAGGATTCAGCGCAACGAGAAGTCTGAGTTCGCGGGGGCGATCGTTGTGGTAACCCCGGACGGCACAATCCTGTCCCAAGCCTTCATCAACCCCACGCCTGACACCGCAGGCTTCTGGTCGACCGCCAAGGCCATGGTTGAGGTTGCCGTCACGGATTACCTCCAGGCCAAGGACAAAGCCGCTGGATTTGGCTTTCGATGAAAATACGCGCTCCAGATTTCACGGCTAAAGAGCTAAAGCGGATTCTTAAGTACAATCCGAACACTGGAATATTTACGAGACTTCGATCTGGAAGGATCGCCGGCGGAACGGATACCGATACGAAGTATTGGAGGATAATGATATCAGGTCGTTTGTATCACGCTCATCGCCTTGCTTGGTATTACATGACAGGAGAATGGCCACCATCGACGATTGATCACTAGGACAGAAATCGCACGAACAACAAGTGGCGCAATCTTCGCCTTGCATCACTGAGCCAACAACAGGCGAACGCTCCATTAAGAAGAAATAACTCTTCAGGCTTCCGGGGTGTTCATTTTGATGCGTCGCGCGGAAAGTGGGTAGCTGTTTTGTATTGTGGAAAACATCACCATCTTGGCAGATATGACAGCAAGCGCAGAGCTGCTGCTGCATACAAGGAAAAATTTCAACAACTTCATGGACATTTTTTGTCCGGAGGGCATTGATGGCCGCCTGGGACGACACGAAAGTAGAGACGTTCAAGGAAAATTTTTATACCTTTCTCAACAGTTGCGTAGTCAACTCAAAGGAAAAAGGACGGATCACTCTCGGGGATAACATCTACTCAGCCCAACGTGTTTTTCTTGATTGCATATTCAACGCGCTCAAGCGGGACGTTCACGATATTAAGGTTCTAAAAAGTCGCCAGCTTGGACTCTCAACGATTTCGCGAGCGCTGTCACTGTTCTGGCTCGGCGTCCACAATGGGCTTCGCGGCGCAATGGTTTTCGATACCGACGCCAACAAAGAGAATGCGAGAAAAGAGATAGAAGAGATGGTGCGCAATCTTCCAAAGCGCATGAAATTTCCTCGCATCAGTTCCTACAACCGATACGGGATTACGTTAGATAACGATTCCCAAATGCTTTTCATGTCTGCTGGCATTCGATCCAGCAAAGGATCTGGGCAACTCGGTCGATCAACTGGACTTAATTTTGTCCACGCATCCGAACTTTGTTCCTGGGAAGCGGAAGAGGGAATCGTTTCATTCAAACAAGCACTTTCTGAAACGTTTCCAGACAGGTTATACATTTACGAAAGCACAGCGCGCGGCTTTAATTCCTGGCACACGATGTGGGAGGACGCCAAGAGCGATGACCTGAATCAGGCGACGTGTTTTTTGGGGTGGTATCTCAAAGATAGCCAACGAATAGAGCGCGGAACTGAAATGTTCCGTCGCTACGGAAATGACGCACCAAATGAGATCGAGCGTAAGAGAATCCAAGCAGTTAAAGAACAATACGGATTTGATGTCGATATCGAACAACTGGCTTGGTATAGGAGGAAAACCGACCCCGCCAGAGAGAAAGATCCCGGTGAGCCGACTGATGGATTTACTCAATCAGAACAACCATGGACCGAAGAAGAGAGTTGGGTTGCTACAGGCTCCACCTTCTTTCAAGCGGATAAGCTGACAGCACAAATTGTCGCCGCGTCGCAACTCAAGCATCAATCATACAAGTTCTATCCAGGAGCCGATTTTCCTCACAGCGATTTCGAGGTCTCCAAGTATCGGCGCGACATTCATCTGAAAGTCTGGGAAGAACCGGATCCAAACGGCATGTACGTCGTTTCCGCCGATCCCGCATTCGGACACGATGAAAGAAATGACCGCTCTGCGTGCGAGGTGCTCCGCTGCTACGCGGATGGCTGTGACCAAGTGGCGGAGTATGCTTCTGCGTCAATCCCGGCGCATCAATTCGCGTGGCTGATTGCAGCGCTTTGCGGCTGGTATCACAATGTTCTCTTCATTCTTGAGATCAATGGGCCCGGCGAAGCGGTGTGGAACGAATACCGATCTCTCCCAAAACTCTTGCAGGGTTACCAGAGCGGCGTTGCGCAAGAACATGGTCTGAACAACATCCTTGGGAACGTGCGGAATTATGTCTACCAGCGCGCCGATTCGATGGGGGTTGGTGCTTCATGGCAATTTAAGACTCAGACTTCCCTCAAGGTCTCGATCATGGAGAGGTTACGGGACTTCGTGAGTACCGGAGCTTTCAAAATCCGCTCGGTCGATGCCCTAGAAGAGATGCGGACGGTGACCCGAGATGGCGACAGCATCAAGGCCGAAGGGTACAACAAGCGAGATGATCGAGTGATGGCGCTCGCCATGGGCGGTCGCGCATGGGAAGAGAAATTGCGCCCCATGCTGATCGCCCAAAACCGCACAAGACAGGCCGAAGTCGCCAGAAAACAGCTATCCGCCCGTGGCCGGTACGAGCTTTTCACCAAGAACACTTTGGAGAGCTTTCTCAAGCAGAAAGAAGCGCGTAGGATCATGCAGGAAATCAGAGAACGGCGTGCTTCGTGGAGGGGGCGCTGATGGCGTTCAAAAGCCGAAGGTATAAATGTCCGGAATGCAGCGGAGAATTTTCGTTTCTGCATGAGATTATTAACGGCGTCGAGGAAGACCCTCCGTCTCACTGCCCAAGGTGCGGCTGTTACGTCGGAACCGAACCGCAGGCGTTGCCATCCAACTTCAGCATTTCGTCCTCTAAAGGGAAGAACCCCGACATTCTCTATAGGGAAATGGAGAGTTCATCCGCCGATCGCGCGCAGCAAGCGGCCGATCTTGCGGGCGTGCCCGTTTCCGAGATGGCATCGTTAAAAATCACGAATATGAAAGACAACATGCGCGAGGGCGATATCGCCGCCATTGTGCCGCCGCAGCCCTCTCAGGCTTACGTCCAGGCGACAAGGCAAACGAACAGCGCGCCAGCGTTCCAAGCCAATGGCGCGGAGTATGCCCGAGGGACGATCATCAATGGCTCTGCGATTGGGACCATGGTCGGGCCCAGCGCTGGTCATCACGGCGAGTCCATGCGTGAGCGCGTGACCAATTTCCACAAGAGCCTTGTGCCGGTCCAGCGGCGAGTTCAAAACAGAGCCACCTGATGCGTCTCCCAGACGACACCAAGAAGCTGACGAGCCAAGCCACCGACATCGTGGAGATTTGCAGGACGTCGGTCGGTCAGCGCGCGACCGCGTACAATTCCTATCGGCAATGGATTGAGAACGGGCGGGGCGCCGGAGGATTGGCGCTCGCCAACATGCTGTACGCGCATCTTGATCGACTGCAGTCGCATCTCTTCTCGCCCAGCCATTTGAGATTTTCGATCGATTTCGAGAATTTCTATCCGAAATTAACCCATAAGCAGGGCGAAGCCGTTGCCCGTCTTATCACCAGAGAGTGGGAGCGCAAGAGCATCGATCTTGTGTTCGGAGCCGGCGTTCGGCTCGGTTTGGATTACGGTTGTGGAATCGGAAAACTGCTGGTGACGCGGGGAGACGTGCCGCAATGTCATGCTCGTCTAGTCGCTCCATGGCAGTTCGGCGTCTACAACGAAGCGGTCGATTCCGTCGAAGACCAAGAAGCCTGCGTCGAAACGCTATTCCTCAATCGGCATGAGGTCTGGCGCCGCGTCGCGCATCTTCCAGAAGCGGATAAACTCTACAAGCGCATTCTGGCGCATTCGAACAAAGGCGCGTCGGTGTCCACGCCACCGTCCTTCGCCCATCAGGTGTTGTCGACGGCGATTCTGGATACATCCCTTGCGAACGCGACTAGACCCATCCCCGGCGGCATCGTCCAGCTTTCCAATGATCCTTCGAACGTGACGCTCGGGCCCCAGATCGACGCCGAACTCTTCCCCATGCACGAGCTTTGGGTGAAGGACGACGAGCGGAACGACTGGCTGACGATCCAGATTATCGAGCCCGACATCCTGGTCGCGCCCTTGCTGAAGCGCGTGAACCTGTTTTGCCCTGACACGCTGCCCTACACGAAAATCCAGCCTAACCACGTCGCGGGATATTTCTGGGGTCGTTCCGAAATCGTCGATCTGATCATGTTGCAGGATCTGTTGACGACGCACCTCGACGACGTCAAACGTCTTATGGGGCAACAATTCGACAAATTGCTGGCATTTTCCGGGTTCACGGGCCTCACGGATAAAGTCTACGGAGAATTCCGCGCGCAAGGTTTCCTGGCGATGGAGCAAGGGGCCCAGGTCAATGATTTGACGCCGAAAATCCCAGAGTTCGCGCTGCCCTTCATCGCGCAAATCCTGCAACTGATGGACCGGGTCGCCGGATTCGACAACATTCTGTCAGGACGAGGCGAGCAGGGCGTCCGCGCCGGCTCGCACGCGGATAGCCTCCAGAGGATGGCGTCTCCGCGTCTCCGCGACCGCGCGCTATTGGTCGAGCGCCAATGCGCCGTCATGGGGGACAAGACACTCTCCGCATTCGAAGCCAAGGACGCACGCGCTTGGTTCCCCAACGAGAAGCAGGACGAGGTCGAAGCGTTCTTGATTTCGCAGCTTCCCGAGGATCGTCGACTTGTCGTGGATTCGCATTCGTCCTCGCCGATCTACGAAGAGAACCACCAGCAAATCGTGGCGTTCTTGCTCAAGGCCGGTGTGATCGATGGTGCGTCGGCGCTCGAGCTTCTGAACGTCCCGAACTTGGATGTTCTTTTGCAGCGTTTGGGGGAGCAACAGGCCGCCAAAGCGAAATTCTTGCAGGAGCATCCCGAATTGGCGATGCAAAAGGGCGGCAAGAAGGCGGCTTAATCGTTTAGCCGATCTTTGATTTCATCCGCAAACGTTTCGAATGGAGTTGGGCTGAAAGACGCTGATCTAAAGGCGCCCTCAACAATTTCACACTTCGTTATCACATCGCTCAGCGATTTCCCGCTGCGAACGATTTTTCCTATATGCCCATAAGCTATTCGTAAAACCCGATACTTTTCGATATCAACCTTTGTGACAGGCCGATTGGAATCAATCGCGATATCGTACATTTCGAGTGGTTCAGTCACGTTCCGTCCTCGCCAGCCACGTTTCAATCGACTCTTTCACGTACCGAATTCTCCCTCCGTGCCGGTAAAATTTTGGTCCGGCTCCGGGCGTTTTCCGCAGACGAAAAAGAAACTCTTCTGAGAGTTCCAAAAGCTCGGCGACCTCCTTCGTCGTCAGGAATTTCTTCGTGTTCGATCGCATTGCTCCCCAACGCCAGACGACTACAGACGACGCCAGACGACACTAGCAGGTTTTTGATGAAATGGAACAGTTCTGCCAGCGCGCAAACTGCCCCGCATCGATCAACAGGGCTTCGCGCCTTCTGGCTCACGCTGCAAAAGAGTCCGGTCGGCGGTTGAAACGAGGAACATCCTGGGGTCGAAAAGCGTGGTTCCAACCATAGGAGGCTGTAATGGCACGTCGTCGGAAGTCTCGCCGGAAGTAATCCGGAACTCATC